CACTGAGCTACTGTGCCGTTATTCTGGTGCCCCCAGTACGATTCGAACGCACGACCTGATGATTACAAATCAACTGCTCTACCAACTGAGCTATAAGGGCAAATCTGGCGAAGGTGGTAGGAATTGAACCTACTTCTCAAGGTTTTGGAGACCTGCGGATTACCGTTTTCCCTCACCGACTTATAAACTTATTTATTCTTCCAACCACTTCTTGATGGAACCATACTTAAGGTCGAGACGATACTCAAGAGATTCCCAACCATAGAAGCGCATTTCTTCATCATCAATGCCTTCTGCTTCACAGATAATGGCGACTGCTGCCGCATTATCAAAGCAATTCTTGACCAAACCCATGATACCGTCTACACGACAAACAAACTCAGCGAAGTTACGATCCTGACGAATCTTGTCTTCATCGATCTGCACAGAGAGTTTCCCGACGAGACGCTCGTATTCAGCATCAAACTCTTCAATTGAAGAGAAGGTAACATCACGAGGGCGGAAACCATAAACATCTTTGTGTAGGTCTGAAAAGATGTTGCCATCTTTAGAGTTGGTAGCGACATTAATATCACGAAGAGTCAACATAGTCAATTTCCTTTCAAACTATATACACAGTATACCTCAAAACGAAGAAGAAGTCAACACTTATTTTCATTTTATTTCAAAAAATGGTGAACCCTGCTGGATTCGAACCAGCGACCTTGAAGTTAAAAGCATCCTGCTCTACCTACTGAGCTAAGGGTCCAATACTGGAGGAAGCGGTGGGATTCGAACCCACGGTACCTTTCGGTACGCTAGTTTTCAAGACTAGATCAATCGACCACTCTGACACGCTTCCAATTAGTTAGAAAACCAATATACGCTTTATTCAAGATAAAGTCAATACTTTTTTAATTTATTTGTATGGGTCGTAATTTCTTCCCCAGAACCATCCACTCGGTAGACTAAAAGACCTTGGGTCAACCAGATGCGTTTTACCACTTGGTTCAACACACCACTTTCGTACCCGCATACTTTGCATAAGACTCATCTTACGACGTGTTTCATATGAGTGCCTCCGATTATACATCGGATTGTTCTCTCCGCGACGAGTTCCCTTCATCGTCCTACTGATCTTTGATCGATGCTCGTCTGACAATCCCTTAGCATTTGGGTTTTTATCACCCATCTTTGCCTCGGCAATTCTTTCCCTGCCTTCTGGGGTGTGCCATTTATTGCGCTGACGAAGTACCTTGTCAACGATTTTAGAGATCTTTTGTTGTTTGGATGCAGTAGCGCGAATCAGTTCGATGTTGGTCGTTTGCAGAATCAATTCGCGAGGTTTTGGAACGATGGTTGGATCCTTTACGATCCACAGTTCCGTCTTATGTTGAAAGAGGTAGAACCTCATTTACAATGCCTTTATCAATAAGTGTAAGATCATGTTCTCGATCAATATACTTATATTCGACATTGACAGGTTCAAACTCAGACAACGCACGGAAAACATCTGCAGTTTTCAGCGTGGAACATGTATAGACATCCAGTTGCATCAATGCAGGTTGGACTTCATCCCACACATGCATAGCAATATGCGATGTTTCGATGATAGTAACTGCAGTCAGACCACGATTACCTTCCATATCTGAATAGGTCGCATATGGACCCATCAGTATTTTCATACCGATAGTTGACACCAAAGATTTCATCCAATCTTGAATCGCTTCTGTGCAAGTTGGAGGATTGTTCAATTCAGCCCTGATAATCAGGTGCTTGTGCTCAAGAATTTGCCCCATAGTTGTCCCTTCCTAGGAGGTGTCGGAAAGATTTATTTATATGGATTCCACCATATGCTGTTTATAAATTCTTCACCGAAACGCGAAACTGCGAAGTCATAGTTTTCACGCATAAATGGATACTTGTCATATAATTCATGTTTGTCATCGTCACTAAATTCTGGATGTTTACCAAAACTCCAAACTTTACGAGAAAAATTCATTTCATCAGAGGATGTCCATATACGATCAATAACTTCTTTACCAAAACGAGAAACTGCATGATCATAATTTTCCTGCTTGAACGGATATAGTGTAAGCAATTCTGTAATTTCATTCTCGCTAAGTGCAGGGAAATCTTTTATCTTTGCGGCGTCCTTGGAAGAACTTGGTGGAACGTATTCTGGTAGTTCTAAATATGAAAATAGATTGGATATGGATTCATTTGTGAACATTGTTTCATAGAAATTCAAATGCACTTTCCCAAATACTTCAGTAACATTTTCTATTGTTTTTTCCCAAGAGACCAGACTTTCCTCGAATCCAGGTCTTCCTGAATTCAATATTTCTGTTACTGATTCTGGAATTACACCTGGAGTATTGTTTACCAATTGATTCACATACCACGATTTAATTTCGCCCATAGAATTGGTTTCTAAGAATTTTTTTGTTGACATCCTCATCATTGTATATGATATGACTTGTGAGATTGGATCCCGCAATGTCATAGTGGAAAGCACATTAAGACCAACATTATCCGCATTCTGTTTAAACCAGAGGAGTTGTTCTTTTGTAGCATTTTCATTTGATGGTGTGAGATCACCAGTTAATACAATATGCTCTTCATTTGCCAATAGTGCCATGTTCTCGAAGTATTTTGTTTTATCAAAACCTTCTGGTCCTGGAACTGGATTGAAATCTTGAAAGATGAAAATCTCTTTTTGTGGGAAATTACAATCAGTTCTTCTGCTTAATTCCCCATGCAACCACGTGCTGCCTGCTCTCGCGTTTCCGAAATAAAGTAGCAAATTTTTCACCAATTAATCTCAGTCTACTAAAGACTTTTTTGATCGTGACGACTTCTTAACCTCAGGTGCTTTCCATCCAATAAGAAAAGATTCTAGAACAGTCGCCAACGTGGGATACTTTTCGAGAAGTTTCTGGTCCTTTACAAGATCAAGAATTTCTACTTCAGTAGAAACTACACCCTGACAGATTTGCATCCAAATTTCCTCTCTGCGGAATTGCGGTACTTTACTGGCGCTGCCTTCTGGTAGTAGAGTTAGAATGCGACGGAATTCCTGTGTAATGGTAGTATCGCCCATATTTTCTGGGAGACCCTCATCCTTAAAAGGAGTCTTACCTTCTGGTAGATTCCATGGACCCTGCTCGTAACCAACACCCCAAGCGACAAGTCGCATAAGAATAGAGTTGCTTATTGAGATTGCACGAACACGTGCGGAGAGTTCTTCGGTTGTCTTTGCTTCAACTGCCCAGTCAAGAGCCTCGTTGATTTGCCTAAATTTCTTGGGTGCTATTGCCATTTAAAATTCATCCACTAGTTCAATTAATTGTGTCATACGATTCGCGATAAAATAATTCAAAAGACCAGAACGATCGCCCTCTTTCTGCATCTCATAATTATCTATAATACTTTCCTTGATGTCCTCAGGAATGCGCGACAGGTCAACCAGTTCACGGTTGCGCTGGAAGTTCCGCCACATTTCGTCGCTGTTGATAAAGTCTTCAGGTTTCTGCGTCTTCCAGAGTGCAAGTGCTTCCTTGCGAATAGGACGCTGACGGTCGCCATTAACAAAGGTGTCGTCACCAGAAAGAATATTGGGAACACCATCGCCCTTATCGCCCATGATAATATGTTCCATGAGAACTGCATCAGGAGTTTCAGTCAACTTAATAAACTTCTTCTGAACAGGAGCATACTGCTTAACGTTGCTCCACTTCTGCAACTGATTGAAGTCATGGTCACCAGAGAGAACAAGGAAAGGTTCAGCGCTGGGTATGAGACCATCGGTATTCATGGTCTGACTATACTCAGCGAGCACTGCGATGACATCATCTGCCTCTGCACCATCAACATCGATTACAGCATATGGAAAGTGTTCAGCAAGTTCAGCACGAACAAGATGCAGTGCCTCGAAGATAGAGTTCCAATCGAATCCACTATCAGCACGAGACTTCTTACGGTTTGCCTTGTAGTTCGGGAAGTACTCACGACGCCAATAATGGCGATTGTCACATGCGATAACCATTTCGCCAAACTCAGGACCGAACTTCTTTCGGTATGACCGAAGTGCATTTATAATCATGTGCCGAACTAGAGGAACATTTATCTCAACGTCTCGACGACCTCCCAAATTTACCATTAGACTGCTAATTGCAGTCTGGTTATAATCTACAACAATCACGTTTCTTCATCCCCATTATTTAACGTTGTATCAAGCGCATTACGAATATCAGTTAGCATAACTGTTTCCGGAGTATCCATCCCACGTTGACGCAAGAACATGCCGTATACCAAAACAGAAACCACTGCTGCATCAGCATAGAAACTTTCATGGTGTGTAATACCAAACTTCTCAGTGCACACCTTGGTAATTCCTGCCATAACTGCTTTACCAGCACGCTCGGCATCTTGATAAGAACTATACTCATCAATCCCACCTAGAAAGTATGATAGAGATTCCTTGTCTGGATTTGGATCCTCTGCCTTCTTCTTAGGATTAAGAAATGTCACGTTATCATTATCGCTCATTAAAACACTTTCAAAATTAATGTAGTCGGAGTTAGTCGTGCACGCACAGGAGAAGACTTACTTCTAACGGCTGAGTACCATTTAGTCAAGCCATTTTTCGCAAGACTAACAAATTCTTTTACTTGAGTCTCTGGTTTACGAAGCAGACGTGAGTTGGAGAAATTCTCATCAAAACCAACAAGACTTGCACCCCTGACAGTAATACTTCCACTGACTGGACTAAAGTACTTAGAGATCTTTCGTGTCTTAATGTCAAACGTCCACACTTCACTGCAGTTTAGTAGATTGATAGGTTCGACGCTGGTGACATCAAGTGCAGCGTCACTCACGAGGAACTTTAGGTTCTGAACCAACTTGGTCTTATCCTTTGGTTTCTTCTTACGAACCTTGGCAACCTGCTTGCTGACATATGACTTCTTAAGATCGTTGACATAGGATTCGAGCAACTTAACGATATCCTTGACAATCTTCATACCCGTCAGATGTGCATAACTCTCAAGCAACTGCGACTGCATGTCAGTTAGGTTTGCTTTGGGTGTCCGACGAATCTCAACCAATTCAGCAAACTCAGCAAGGATAGGTTGAATCTTTTCAACACACTCGAGGTAATGTCTATCTGCCATACGATATGGCATGAGAATCTGCGGCATGTTCTTTACATCCTCGCCAATGAGAAGATTCTCAATCTCGTCATTAACATCAGATACAATGAAGTGACCCGCAATCAACGGTTTCTTAGCAACCTTGACTACAGGTTCAGGAGAAGCATCATCCTCTTCGAGTTTAATACGCTTATTGACAGTTTCCTCAACCTTCTCCCAGATACGAGACTTATCTCTTTCGTTGAGAGGGAACCCACGCATAGCAATACGAGCAGAATTGGCATAGGTGCGTGGAAGCAACTTGTCAGGAACTTTACTAAGAGTCTTCAGTTTATCCTTATCTTCCTTGAACCAGTCAACGAGAAACGCACGACAATCTTTCTGGTCAACAATAAAGTTATACCAACTCAATGCTTTACCATATTCTGACTGGTAATCTGTGGGCGCATAATCGTCGACCCAGATTGGTTCTACGCCTATAGTCTTAGAATCAGCAATCGGAACTTTCAACTTATACATCTGTTCGCCCCATTCAATTTATAAGTTACTATACCTCGTTTCCGTGGAAAAGTCAAGCTATAAATTTCACATTTGTAATTGAGTCATATCTAAACGAGCGCCAACCTGCATTTTCCGTGTCCCAAACAGGCAGAGCATCGGGGTTAATAACCGTGCTTTCGGCCTTAGCAGTAGTTTTCTTTGGCACTACAGTTTCCTGTAGAGTGCATCGAATAACTCGAACATCCCCATTACGTTTTGTGAACGTCACTTCAGCGTCCATCTTCTTGAGGTTCTTTACGAGCATTTCACGGTCGATTTCCATAATCACATTCTCCTAATATTGGTTTTATCAATTTCAACTTTACCATCTCTCCAAGATTTTCTGGGAGGATCTGGTGCGGGTATATCGTGGGTAGACATATGCTTTTCCATAGTGAAGAAGTCTGTTGGATTTTCTACCACCACTTCGGTTTTTTTCTTTGTTGGTTTTACCTTTGGTTTACTAACAGGTGGAGTTGATTCTACTACATCAACCACATCATATTCTACTATACCCGTTTCTTCTTTCTTTGTCAAGCTTAAAATCGAAATATTTGCTGCAATAACCAAAAGAATTGCCAGAGGATCAAAGACGAAGATAAGAACTATAATCATCAGACGCACTGCTTTATCGATAGTAGCGGTATCACCACTGCCATAAAACAGTTCTGCGATGTATTTTATCGGACCTACTTCTGCTTCGAGTTTGAGGTTTTCTGTTTTGAGCGGTATGAGATCAGTCTCAATAGTCTCAATGTCTGCAGTCGCACTCTTAATTTCATTATCAAGGGACGCACGTTCTCTTTTCTGTCGGTTTCTAATGAAATTAGCATCG